TGACGCGTCTGCGCCGTGGCGTACTGCCGTGTCGTAGACGGATCGGGCATGACTGTCCAACTTGCGATCAAAGTCCTCTTTGCGAGACGCGAGGTTGTTCTCACTCTTGCGGGCTTGCATGGCATCCATCCGTTCCCTCAACTGTGCGGGTGCTTTCATCAGCACCATTTCATTGGTGCGGACGCTACCATCCTCACTGCTCTGTTGTTGGTGCGGAGTGGAGTCACCATCTTCCCGTTGAACGAGTTCCCACCCTTGGTCTTTGTTGCGATCCACGTTGCGCGGGGCCACCCATCGGACGCCCCCACCATCGCGGGTCGCACGGTCTTTGATCGATTTCGGGACGTAGAGCATGTCGAATGAATCACCATCATCAACAACTTCCAGTGTGCCGGTTGCCTCAATGATGTTATCCACCTTCTCCAGCTTTTGCGGCGTCTCATCCAGGCTACCACGCTCAAACCCCGCAATCACCCTAAACAGGTGAACCCTGCTCATGTGGTCGCGCAACTTATGCTTTTGTGGCTTGCCTTCGAGGATGTGACGATGCCCGCAGATAGGACAGGTATGACCGTCCTCCGATTGAGCGGTTGCCCAATCCAAGGCGCGTTCGATATCCGCACTGTCGTTGGTAGCTTTGGATTTCTCCTTCGCTTCACTGGCGGCGTTGGCTTGCGCCTTCACCGATGACGGGGCCGGTGTAGTTTCTTGTGACATTAGCCTTGCTCCTTGATCATCGCGTTGAGGTCTTGGCCGGTCTGTTCNCCCGCCGTGTTACGCCCTAATCGTTCGAGTGTTTTCATGTCGTTTTTCTCGACCAATCCGCGAAGGGTCCGAAAGCGACTTGCCGCATTCTTTAACTGGCCCTGCTCTACTTCCCGTGCTTGGTTGGAGTTGCCGTTTTGGCCCGGTGCCACGGGGGTATTACTACCCACGGACTTCCGGCCCGTATACGGCTTTACCGCCCCGGACTTGATCTCGTCCATGACGATCTTGGACATGAGTAGATCCATATTTGCTGGATTCTCTGCCCACTGCGGTTGGGACTGTAGGGCAGTTGCTACCTTGCCCGTAATCCGTTCCGCATCGTCCGCGCCGATCATGCCCTTACCGACCATGTCTTGGACTTGATTGCTTACGTGAAACGTGGACTGTATAGAGCCCGTCTGCTTATTCACGTAATCCTTTACCTCTGACATGATCTCGTCTTTACTGGCAACGCCCTGCTTACCGATCTTGTGATTGAAGTGGCGGTCCAGCATTTCGTACACCTTGCCACCGGTCTCATCATCACCCAACATCTGTTTGATGTAGAGCTCCTCCGAGTCCGGTTGACCCGCGTTGGGGTCCGGCTGTTGGGTCTGTTGTTGATTTTGTTGTTGATTTTGCATCTGTTGGGCATATTGCTGCCACTGCGCTTCCCGCGTTCGGAAAGCCTCTTGCATCTTACCCAAATTCTGTTGCGCTTCGTTTTTCTGAGAGTTTACCTCTTTGAAGCGATCATACGGAATCGGTCCCTGTTCACTGGAGTGATCTGACGTGTCACCTGACGATACCGATTCAGAGGCGGACGAGTCCTCGTATCCGTCCGATCCAGAGGCGGATGAGTCCCCTGCGTAGCTTGCATCCGGCTGTACTTCAGACATTACATGTCCTTCAGAACGAAAAACGTCCGGTGTAGGAAGACCGAGGGGGTGTGGTAGAGGCACGCCCCCCGATCCGGTCCTCTACACCGGACGAGAAATTACTGCTGTATTACTCTACGGTACTGCTACCCGCATCGTATTGGCGTACGATACGAGGTCAACGTTTCATCGGAGATCAAACCGATCACAAAAGACCAACGAAGGTCTTGTGTCTGAAACTAGTACATCTTGCGCGGGGGCGCAGAAGAGTTCTTCTTCTTCGTCCCCTTGGTGCCGCCTTTGTTGGACGAGGACGCCTTACGCGGCGTCTTCGAGCCATACATTTTATTTCCCGCTGGCACGTTGCACCTCCTAGGTTACAGGTTGCCGTGCAGACTTGAGTTCGTGTTGCACGATGGTGTATCGTTTCTCATCCATGCCTCTATATACCACTACCGGCTCGTCCCCCCTATGGAAGGAAACCAAGAAGTATTGCCCGTGGTTGATCATGTTGCGGGCCACCGTATCTTGGACTTTAGGGTCTAAGCCGGGTTCGATCACTATCGACCTCTGCTATATCCCGAAACCAACGATCCTAAATTCGGAGGTGGTTTACTTCCCAAGCGATTACGACCCATTGTGTTCTGCATCATATCTTGCACGTTGCCCGGATTCATCTGTGCAGAACTAGCTGCCCGCATAGCTGCCATCAATTTTTCAATTAACTCAGCATTCGTATCAAATTGACCCCCACCAGCACCCATCGTATTCTGCATACTTTGTTCAATTCCCCGTGGGTCCATTTGTGGATTGAAAGGTGCTGGTCCCATCGGATTGAAAGGTGCTGGTCCCATCGTATTCTGCATAGCCGATCTAAGTCTACCCATCGGATTTTGAGGCGCACCACCGGCACCCATGGTCCCTTGCATCAATCGCATGATGTCTGCGGCTCTATTTGGCATTGTGATTCTCCTACAGGTCTCTCGCCTGTTCGGCTTTATGGATCAAAAACTTGATCGTGCGTTGTATGCCGTCGATGATTCCGGCTTGATGTTTGATTTCCTCTATCGTGCCCGTGCGTGTGATGTCGATCAGTTGCCCTATTTCCTTTGCCTCGATCTGGCCTAACTCCGTCAACATATCTTTCCACACATTGTGAGTAGTGAAATCGCGCCACTCACGCTTGCGTTTGGGATCGATCAACTAGCCCCGTTGTTGGTGGGGAAGGTGGGCGGATTGGGTATGGACGATTGCGGTTGCTTGTCGGCCCCTAACCCCGGAATGTTGCCACCGGACTGATTCATCATCTGCGCCATCATGCGATCCTGTCCCCCTGGGGCGGGACCGCCGCCCTGTTGGCCTTGTGGTCCCTGCTGTCCCGGTTGTCCGCCCGCCTCTTGCCCCATCGCCATCTGCTGGTTCATCTGCGCTTGCATCTGCTTCTGCTGTACCTGCCGTTGATGTAGGGCGAAGTGGGCCATGTAACCCTCTTCGTTGGGACGGCCTAACGCATTGTATTCAGCAGAGGCAAGGAACTCCATCAATACCGTTAGGTGCTCGCCATCGTTGTCGGAGGGATGGACCGGCGCGGGCTTGTTGATGCCATAGAGGAACTGCGCCATTTCGCCATTCTCTTCGTCTTGACTCTTGGGGTTGGTCTGCGCCACCGCCGTCTTGGGACCGATGTAGGTCTCTGGGTCGCGTATGCCGATAGAGCGAAGGTAGTACGCTTCGATCTCCCACCGCCTTCCCGGATCTTGATTGACCAGCGGCGATGCCGCGGCCATCTGAAGCATGGCCTGTGCCTGTTGCTGTTGCACCTGTGCCGAATAACTCCCTTGGTTGGCACCCAGCCGGAAGTCGTACTCGCCCTGCATCCATAGGGCATCGCGGTTTAGATCCATCGTCTGCGGTCCACTCTCCCCCTGTAGGCGGAAGACGCGCTCTTCTGGTCCGTATTGCATTTCAAGGTCGTAGATAAAACGGCAAAGGAAGGAAAACGACTCCGCATCTTGGTTGAGGATCTCACTGGTCCGCGCCAGTGCCTCTTGTTGGGTACCGACAAAACCGGTGGCATGACGAGCCGCAGCACCCCGCGTAGGCGANATCCCAAGGAANAGATCGGTGACGCCCACCACCCTTTCTACGAGGGTGTAGAGCATCTGCTCCTCCTGGGCATAAAAACTGGTGACGTTCGACATCGCCGCGAACTGCACGTCCCCGATATTATCCACGGGGATGCCCTTGAGGGGTCTTAGTTCGACCTCATCGGGATCAAAGGCCGCAGAGGCGCGGTAGAAGAAGAAGGGCAAGTTGGTAGCGAAACCGACATCCAACCGCATGTTGTGGATGGTGTCGAGCTCCGCCGACAGGTGCTTGACGATTTCCATGATGCCCATGGAATAGAAGCGGGTGGAGACCGTCTGGTAATGCATTTCCAGCAAGGGGCGGTGACCGCGAAAGTAGAGGTCCGACAACCGAAAAGCCCCTAACACCATCTTGGGGGACCGCGATATGAAAACGACCATTTCCTCGTCATCGCCGGTATCGGGATCGGGGTAGGGACCGAAATACGTCAGTATTTCAAANTCGGGGTTGGGACGCGCCGAGGCTTTGTCGTGGGACTGTGCGGATCGGTTGAGTCCATCCCGTTGATCTTGATGCCGTACGCGCCGGTTGTTCTGGCCGGTCCCTGCGGTATTGGACCGGTCTTGCGATGGGGCCGCGTTGATCCAGAAGTCGCGTTCCCCTTCTTCCCCTTCGATCTCTACATACGCCGATGCCGCTTTCTTGAACAGCAACGAGAGGGGTTCCCATTGCCTTACGATGACCCAATCGGCCCCACCGGGGTTGGAGGGGCGGTTCGGCTGGGTGTTCATCGCGGAGGTGGGCACGACGAAATCGTCCCACTCCAGCGGCGTCATCACCGGCCCATCGTAGAGGACGCCTTCCTCTTCGCGTATCGCCTCACTGTCCACAAGACGCGCTACGCCGTCTTCATCCTCAATAACTTCTGGGACGATGTCTTTGGTGCGGTACTTATAGGTATCCGCCGCATACGACAGTAGCGACACGCTGCACCCGTGGATGAGGCGTATCTTAGACGCCCTGTTCCATAGTGCGCGGGCATTCATGCGCTTCGCTTGCAGATCCCACTCTACAAGGTTCGCCGCCTTCTGAAAAGTCTCTTGGTCGTTGTCCTCTTCCGCGAGTCCACCGACTAAGGGGTTCTGGTTGTAGACGCCCGCCGTGAGGCGCACGTTGACACTGTCCACCAACCAGTAGGGC